GAGCTCACCAAATCACAGACAGCGGATCGTAAGGGTATCGACAATACACCGACGGAAGAACACAAAGAGAATCTAAAACTATTGTGTGAGAATATTTTACAGCCAACTCGTGATGAGTGGGGAGTTGTGAGCGTGTCGTCGGGTTATAGGTCACCAGCGCTGTGTGTGGCTATCGGCAGCTCGGAACGATCGCAGCATGCACGAGGCCAGGCGGCTGACTTCGAATGTTATTCAATAGACAACAAAGAATTATTTAATTGGGTCACCAGTAATCTAGATTATGACCAGGCGATATTAGAATTCTACACAGGCGAACCTGAGAGCGGATGGTTGCATGTGTCATACAACAAGGAAGGCAATCGTAAACAGAGATTAAAAGCTTTTAGAAACGACGCTGGCAAGACCCAATACGAACAGATCTAACGACAGATACAGCCATATAGATAACCACTGCCATCATTCATGACATGAACATTATGGGGTGCATCCCAATATGTTGTAAGATGTAATCT